TGGCAAAGTTATCAATTAAGTTAACAGCGTCTATTAAGGTGAATTCAGCATACATCGAGCACTCGTTAATATCCTCGAAGATATCAATTGAGAATACTTGACCAGCAATACCGCGCTTTATTGACCCATCATGATTGGTCAGTGTTATGTCAAGTATCTCTACCTCACCAAGCTCGTAATTCTTCATCATAGTAGTAAATCTCTTATCTCTTTTTCAACACGAGTTAAGTATGTTCTATCTAGAATCTTTATATGCTTTCTCTGCTCATTAACATTATCCTCATATTCGTACGCGGTTACACTCTTCCAATACACGGCTTCAGCAGCAGGTATGGCTTCTTTAATTAATGTTGTGAGTAGGGGCGTGCTCGATACTGTACCTCCGGTGCTATTTGCGCCGATAACATTACCTGAAGTATTAAATGCGCCGATGATGTTATTCAAAACAATTTTATCATCGTAAATAACCTTGATAGTACCCATACCTGTCTTACTTGATTCAGGTCCTTGGTATACTAGATCGCCCTTAACGTACGAACTAGCAACCGATGTATTTGCCATCTTAAGTTCAACAATCCGATTTGTATCAATGACAATATCTACATCGTTTCTTATATAACTATTAAATGATGCTGTGTCAAGTTTCCAATATTTTTTTAATGAATCGTCAAGATTTTCGTATAATGAGGAACTGATAAAGCTATCATCTTCTACCCAATTGGTCGTCCAGTACACGATCTGAGACTGAGCATTTACAACACTGCCATACTTCGATTGAATAAATAATTTAAACTCTTCGTTTCTCAGCGGCCATTGATAGTATGGATCGACGATATCATTTGACAAATATATGACCCATGCATAATGTGAATCACCGTAATAGTCTTCAGCAATCAGATCAGGCCTCTCACCCTCTCTGATGGTATATGGGTAGTATACAGCAGCTGTATTTTTAACAGCCGTCTTAAATACAATCCTTGTTGTAATATCAGTTATAGCCGTATTATCGCTATAATTAATCGTACTATATTGCTTAAGTATGTCGTACATTAGAATAGGTCTCTAGATAGAGGTTTAATTTCAGTGAAGGTAAGTTCGATTGACACTTCAACAGGATTCAATTCGCTGTTGGTTGAATTAAAGAACGCCGGATTACCTTGCGGGGCGTAGTTTACAGACATGTCGGTTAAGAATGACTCATAAATTGTATACAGCTTGCTTTGACCTTGAGCTCCGAAATAGATATTAAATCTGAATGGGTATTTAAGAATAGGACCGGAATTCAAAGGATGCATTGCAATTTTGAATGTTCTTACGATCTCTTTCACAGTATCCATTTCCTTCTTGCTGTTTGGAGACATTCTAAAGTTGAAGGAATGGGATCTTAGGTTAGAGTTCTGAAATTGAAGCGCGGTATACGGATTCAATGTCATATCCATACTTCGCTCTAATACCGCACTAACAGAATCACCAAACACAGGTAGCGCCCTTGCTCCGATCAACGCCGCCGCGTCTGGTGCACTAGCGAGATTTTTCTTTAATTCACTCTTATAATCATTAAACCCAGCCCTAAATGTTTCAAGATCGGGGTTTGTGAACGCTTCAGTTGCAAATTCTTTAAACTTATCTGAACCAGCCACTATACCTACTAGAGGGTCTAAGTTTGTAGACTGATAACTCATACCAAATTTTTCAACAAGCCCGGCAGGCATTGGTAAAATAATAGTATTTTTTATTCGTAGACCCAGTGTATCTTGAAATCCTGTACGAGTGCTTTCTACTATTTCAAAAGTAATAATGTGCTTTTCTGGTAAATCTGCAGGAAATTGCAATTTTCCTGCCGGGGCTGTAGATTGTCCACGGGTTACTTCGGGGCCGGATGCACCTATATTCGGCAGCTTCGGTGCTAATATCGCATCAGAACGCGGTTTCCCGGCGAAGTCGCCGATCGCGTTCTTTGCTGTTGAGACAACAGCAGCTCCAGCAGCAAGCGTACCGATTAATTGAGTTGCAAGTGTTAAAGGATTAGGCATAAATATCTCGTACAGTTTTTTATATTTATAGTGAGAATAAGGTATGAGTTATAAGGGATTTTTCAAACCCAAGAACCCTGCAAAATATAAAGGGGATCCTACGAACATTATTTACAGGAGTTCGTGGGAGTGTAAGTTAATGGGATATTTAGATAATCATCCCGATATACTTGAGTGGTCGAGTGAAGAGTTTTGCATACCTTATCGATCACCTGTTGATAATAGGATACACAGATACTTTCCTGACTTTAAGGTCAAGAAGAAGTTACCTGATAATTTATCTGAAACGATCGTCATAGAGGTCAAACCAAAAAGCCAATCAATACCACCAGTTCTTAAATCGCAGCCAAAGAAGCGATACTTAAAAGAAGTGATGACATACGGTATAAATGAAGCAAAATGGAAAGCAGCTATGGAGTACTGCAAGGACAGAAAATGGAAGTTTATGGTAATGACAGAACAAGAATTAGGAATTAAGTAATGGAATCAGTATTCGGTAACCGTCTACGCCAAGCTATTGATAGTAAGAGAATTGATTCAAGCACTGAAGATGCAAGGGCATGGTTGCGTCAAAAAGCGAAAAACACCAGATCTAATACAATTAACGCTACAAAAGTCTTGGAACGGAGTAGCCAGGTACAGCAGCAACCTTTCGGTATAGGTAAAATGTTTCTATTTGCATACGACGCAAAACATAAAGACACCCTACCATACTGGGATAGGTTCCCTTTAATCTTTCCATTTAGTAAATTAGATGACGGATTTCTAGGTATTAACATGCATTATTTACCTCCCCCATTGAGAGCGAAGTTAATGGATGCACTTTACGATACCATTAATAATGATAAAATGGATGATACTACGAAGTTAAAAATATCGTATAGTATATTAAACAGTGCATCTAAATTTAAATATTTCGCTCCCTGTATTAAGCGATATCTAAATAGTCATATCGATTCAAGAATGGTGTATATTGATCCTAAGGAATGGGATTATGCTTTGTTCATACCATTGCAGAGATTCCAGAAGGCACATGCTAATAAAGTATACGCCGATTCCAGAAAAATAATAAACAAGAGATAAACAAAAATGGCCGATATATCCCAATTTATTGCTAAGACTACCAATCAGGCCAGTCAGGTTGGAGCATTGGTGAGTAGTGTAGGGAATTTACTAGGGAGTAAATCAACCCCGGAAGCAAAAAGAGCCGATCTCAATACATTCAGATCCAGCTTCCTGTCAAGCGGGGTGCTTAAAAATAACAGGTTCTTTGTTGAGATTCCTCCTCCGAAGATGATGTACGGTAAGTTCAACGATGCCATAAAGGCTGTACCATTCGCCGCTGAATCAACGAGTCTCCCTGGGGTGATGTTTGCTACGAGTGAAATTAATAGATGGGGTGTCGGACCTATCGAAAAGAAGCCATACAGACCTATTTTTGTAGACTTAAACATAAGTTTTATATCTGACGGTAATGGCTTGATATATGATTTCTTCTACAACTGGATGCAGGGTATGATTAAATCAGATGTTTATCATACCAATCCAAACGAAAGAACATCATCAACAGGTAGATTACAAACAGTAAACAACTCGTACCAGGTCGAATATAAGGACCAGTATAGAACAGATATTACGATTGTTACGTTTAATGAGAAGAATAACGAGATTATCAGAATAAAGTTATTCGATGCATACCCAATCACTATCGGTGATATTCCTCTATCGTGGAGTAACACAAACGATTTTGTAAGAATACCTGTCATATTTGCATACACAAACTGGACTAAAGAAGTAGTACAAATTACCGCTGATAAGAATGGGCCATTAAATATTGCAGGTGTACTACAACAACTGCAATCATTCGGTGCAGCAGTAAACGTGCTTTCTTCAATCCGAAGACCACGAAGCATTGGTGATCTTGCAGGTGTTATTAATAATACCAATCTTGCCCTTGGCGGTATGACTGGTCTGAGTCGAAATTGAAATTAAGGAGATATTATGGCTTTACCAAAAATTAACCACCCGGTATTTAACTTGAGCGTGCCTTCTATGAAGAGGGAGTTTAAGTTCAGACCGTTTCTTGTAAAAGAAGAAAAATTATTACTGATGGCTCAAACCAGCGGTGATCCAAAAGAAATTATACTGAGTATCAAGCAGGTAATTAATAACTGCGTACAGGAAGATCTCGACGTAGATTTGATGACAACATTCGATATTGAATATCTGTTTATTAAACTACGTGCAAAGTCTGTTAATAACATTATTGAAATTAACTATACTGATCCAGAGGATGAGAATAGATATAAAATTGAGATTGATTTAAACGATATTGAAATAAAAGAAACACCTGGTCATACGAACAAAATTGATATTAGTAAGAATCTCGGCATGATGTTGAAGTACCCGAAGATCGATCTAATGAATAGTGTTTCAGATGTTGATGATGAGACTCAAATATTCTTCGATATTCTTAAGTACTCAATTGATACTATTTACGATAATGATAAGGTATACAAAGCAAGTGATTATACTCTAGAAGAAATCGATGAGTTTATTCAAAGCCTGAATGTTGCAGCATTAAAGAAAACACAGGACTTTTTTGCGACTATGCCTAAGCTGCATTATGTAACAACATACAAAACACAAGACGGTGTAGAGAAAGAATTAGTTCTATCGAACTTAAATGATTTTTTTACGTTGGGCTGAGTCATAATACCCTTGCAAATTATTATACGCTAAATTTTGCTCTGGCTCAGCACCATAAATGGTCTATAACTGAAATTGAAAATATGATCCCTTTCGAGAGGGACATTTACGTTGACATGCTTAAAGAATTCTTAGATAGAGAACAAGAACGCCTAGGTCAAAAGTAAATGAAAAAATCGGATTCGAAAGAAGACATAAACGATATTGCAATCAGGACTGTCAACTCGTTAGGGTTGATTGGGAGTGCTGTTGCCAGTAAAGCCCAGGTTAAAAAGTTAAAATCTATCGATAAATCACTTGCCGTTGCAACATCAAGTGTATTGAAGATAAAAAGTATTTTTCCTAAATTTATCGCTGCTATCCTACCCAGCGGTACACCGAACATAACGAGCAGTATTGCAACAGGGGGCACTGCTGTTAACAAGACTGAGAAAGATGCAAGACCAAACGTATCTTCTCTTTCAGCTCTTGGTTCTCTTCTCAAATTAGCATTACTTGCTGCTATACCTTTCTTATTACCGGAAGAGGCAAAAGCCAAATTCAGGGTTATGATTGAAGAGTTGCTCGCTGACTTTGGTGTGTCCAGAGAGGGAATGTCAAAGACGATCAACCTTATCAAGATTGCCGGGGTAACACTTGCTGCGGTGTTTGCAGTAAGTAAGCTAGTTCAAGTCTACCGTATATTAAGACGGGTAGTCGCCATTGGCGGCATTGTACGCAACATTTTAACAATGCTTGTTGCATCAGATGTGCTGGATAGCATATTTGATAGACAAAAAGGTAGTGATAAAGGCAAGGGTGGTAGAAAAGGACCGCCTGGTACTAGTAGACCGACCCCGCCAAGTACACCACCAGGCCCAGCTACACCTGAGACTCCTACAGGTAGTAGAGCTCCCGGGGGCGTAATAATTACTCCAAATCAAGGCAAGGCACCGTCACCTCCTCCTAAGTCACCTTCTGAGTATACGAAGAAACAAGGACAGATGACCCCTGCTGAGCGAAGTAGAAGACGTTCACAGAGTGAATTTGATAGACTAAGACAGGGGGCCGCTCAGAAGAGTAAAAACGCTCAGGACTTTCTACGTAAGACAACACCTCCTCTGCCCCCTGCTAAACCAAGCGTTTCAGCGCTACCAGAAATTGTTGAGTCAACAAGCAAGTTAACAAAAGCAGCAGCGGCACTGAACGGTGTGTTCGTAGGGTTGAATGCCGGATTTGACGCGGCGGATGCTTACAAAAGATTTCAAAGGGATGACTATGTCGGAGGTACAATTTCAACAGCTGCGTCTATCGCCGGTGCAGCCGCAGTTACTGGGCTTGTATTGGGTACAGCCGTATTATCAGCACCTGCAGTAACAGCGCTTTCAATAGCTGCAGCCGCTCTTGGTATTGGTAATTTATTGCTCGATAGTGTGAAGAGTAGTGATTGGTGGGCAAAGAAAAAAGAGCAAGCATCAAAATACTCCTCTACAAGTGAGCAAATACGTACGACTCCTATTTTCGATGCACTCGGTAATGTTATAGACATGGGTAACAATACATCCGTTAATTTTCTTGCAACTAGCCAAAACCAGGCGATAGAAAAGAAATTAAAAACAACCCATTATTTAATACAAAATAATGTTAATATTAATAACACTACTACCAATGTTTACCCACCACGTAGATTTTAAACAAACATTTGTAAGACAAAAATGAACAGAAAAATTACAAGAGATCAAGCAGTCGACGTCATGGACACGATGGGTATATTCTCAACCTTCTTTAAGAAGCAAGTAAAAGCAGGTGAAGAGAATAGAAAGAACGTCAACATGACATTAGTCAGAATTGACGACTCATCAAAGACCCTTGCGTCTGCTATGAGTAGTATGTTTACGTTCTTTAAGAAAACAATCGATGCAAAAAAACTTGCAGACAGCAAGGCTACGTACGCCGCCGAAGAAACAAGATTAGAGGCAACACCGGCTGATGCAGGGCCAGCAAAGCCGGCAACAAATTCTCTTGGCGGCATTATCAGAGATTCTATTAAGAAGTTAATGTCTAGTACCCTTATGCAAGCGGCGATACTGGCATCATTTGCGCGATTCTTACCGGAAGAGGCGAGAGCAAAGCTTAAAATTATGACGGAAGAGATATTGAAAGACTTTGGGCTTGCAAAGGATACGATAGAAGGATTTATTGATACAGTAAAAAATGTGGGTATTGCGCTACTTGCAATACTTGGTGGTTCTGTGCTGCTGACATTAACCGATATGGTAACAGGCTTAGGTGCTGCTTTTCTAGCGTTTAAACGCAGGATCCCTTTGAATGCAGCGGGTGCCGCT